TCATGTGTTTGATATGTGTAATCTGTCAAATTACAACCTTCAACACAATATTTAATTATTTTTTTCGCTTTGAACATTATATTTTGTTTCTCTTGAATTGTTGGTCTTTGTTTAGTAGTTTCATTTTTCAAATAATCTTGAAGTTCTGTTTTATTTTTTATTTTTTCATTATAAATAACTTTATCCATATATTCATCTATATCTGACATTATTTTTCCCTTTGATAAATCTGGGTCAATCTTAACTTTCATTTTTGAAAATAATTCGATAATATCTTTTTTTGAATGTGATTTGTGAATTAACATTTTTTTTTATAATATATAAAATATTTTAATTTTATTATATATACTTAAAATGGTTAAGAGATTAAAGAATGGAGAACTCACAACACCAGAAATCCGAAAACTTATAAGAGCCCATAACATAGCTGAATCTATTAAAATTCCAAAGGGAGCGAAGAGAGATGACATCATGAAATTAATTGAAAAGAACGGTTATATGATAGACCATGAGAAAGCGGTTATGAAACCAGTTTCAAAAGGGAAGGTTAAAAAAATGAAAGTAATAGACCAAAAGAAAGTTGAAACATTACTTCCAAAACCAAAGACAGATGCACAGAAGAAAGAGGCGAAGAAAAAGAGAGAACAGAAAAAACAAGCCCAAGAAACCGCCGCCTATGAAAAGAGAAAGAAACAAGTTGAAGCGATTGAAAAGGTGAAAGCCAGAAGAAAGAAGGGAGAAATTAAAAAACCAAAAGAAGCTATATATCCCACTTTTGATTCAATTAAAAAACTTGAAAAATATTTTATTGAACAGATAAATAAATTCATGAAAACGGAGGGAATGAAATTTGTTAATAAAATTAAATCCGATAAAATGACAGAGAAAGATATAAAAGATGGAAGAAGAGATTTAAGAAAATTATATTCAAAGAGAGTTCTTGATATTCTTGAAGCTAATGAAGAATTATTTGAAGAAATGGAAAACGGTGATGAAAAATATGAAGAACTTGAAGAACTATATGATAAAAGATTTGAACCGATAGCTAATCGCGTCCGAGATAGACTCAAACAATTAAAAAAATAATTTATTCTTCATCTTTTTGAGGTTCTTTGATATATGTGTCAAATGCAACTTCTTTTGAATGTCCCATTATTTTGTTGTCTTTTTCTAATTCCTTTTTGACTTCTCCATATTTACTTGATAAATATATTTTTCTCAATAATGTGGTTGAAATTGACTTCCCCATGTATTTGTTAGAATATTTTAATAATTGTTTTGATAATTCTGTTCTTGTTAATGGTTTTCCAGTTGAAGATTTAAACAAAATCCCCATTCCATTTATTTTTAAATAATATCTTAATAATTTTTTTACATTCTTATCTTCTATTTCAATTTTTAATTCTTCATATTTTTTTGAGGTTTTGTATTTATTCAATACAAAAAACATTCCACCCTTATGAACAACAAGATAATTATTTTCTTCTTTCTCTTTATTCGATAATTTATTATAATCTCTCTTTGATATAGCTTCCATCCCAGCGACATCATTTCTCATCGGATATTTTGAATATATTGTGAATAAAATATATATTTGAAGAAGATTCATTTCTTTCTTTGTTATTTCATCTTTACTTTTCTTTTTGATTGGTTTTAATTCTTCCGCCATTTTATTTATCATTTCATAAATTTCTTCTATGGTTGCAAAATTCTTTGATTGTTTATCTGAAATAATTCCACTCTTATTTTCTTCTTCATATTTAGAATTAAATCCATCTCTTATTTTTCCATATTCTTCAATTAAATCATCATATTTCTTATCATGATTCAAAGCCAATAAAAGAACAATAATCGCGTTCAAAAAATTTCTTTGTGTTGTGTAATGTAAATTTTCAATCTTTTCCATTACTTTTTCGGAATCAGATAAGAAATCAAAATTATCTGTATCAAACATTTTTTTCAATTTTTTGAGATTTGTGTCATATTGTTTTATTGTGGAAGTCTTTAATTGAGGTCTTGATTTTTGAATCTCTTCAACAGAATCTTTTGAATTAATTTTCATTATACTTTATATAATAAAAGATTTTTTATTTAAATAAAAAAACGAAAAAAAACAGATTTAAAAAAATAATTTATTTCAAAACATCTTTATTATTATGAATAAAATCTAAAATTTCATTTTGAGTTTTAACTAAATCATGAACAAGATTTTGAAGCTCACCTCGCGTTTTTCTTTCTTTTAAATATTTTAATTTCATTTGTTTATATTGCAATTCCCATTCTTTACATTTTGAACATTTTGAACATTTCAAACATTTATTCATTATATAACTTAACATTTATAAAAATAAATATTTTATTTTTTTAAGCAAAATAACAATTCATTTTTCCATCTTCAATTGTGGCGACCTTCAATAGTTCAAGATAAACTCGGAGAGTGTATGTGTGAGCGGCGAGACTTGGATTCTTATAGAATAGTTCAAGACCCTTATTATTTACACGCTCACCCTTGTTAAGACGGAGGGCAACCCAATTCATATTTCCACGAACACCTTGTTCATGAGAATTCTGTGGATGACCTTCAAGAGTCGCGGTTGTTAGACCATCAACATTTTGATTCTGATATTCATCGCGAGAAACCATGGGAACACGACCTTCACTCTGTTGAGTGGTTGTGAATAACAGAGCCTTGTTTGACCTATCAACATTAAATTCAAAACGGTCATTATATCTTAAATTGACCGATAAATTATCACCAGAAGGAGGAGCTTTACAACACGCGTCTCCATTTAGTAATGTTTCCGCTTTATAATTATTATTGTTTTGAAGAGCGAAAAAAACCTTGGAAACAAGGCGACCATTTCCACCGATTTGAAATACTAAATCAGAGAAAGGGTTAGAATAATCAGCATCGCCGGGTGCATTTTCAACAAGCCCCGTTCTCTTGGCGAGTCTATAATCAACATACTGGAAAACCAGTTTCTTGTTCTGTTCTCTGTATTTCTGCATCACTTCTCCATCATAACTAATTGAATCATAAATTAATTTACATTCATCGGTGTCAATCTGATAAGACACCGTTTCATCTTCACCAGAGGCAACACACATTCTTCGGGATTTTAGACCATCACCAGCGAGGGTTGATGTCTCATCTTGGAAAGTTATATCAATATGAATTTCTTCATCAATCATAAAGGCGGGAAGCTGATTAGTTGAAAGAAATGGGAAAAGGTCATCAAGATAAACAGAATAAACTGGGGCTTCCGAAATAGTTTCAGCGGAGGTTGCATCATGTAGCTGGAAAGGTTGTAATTTGAAAGTTTGAGCTCCAACACCACCACCAGCGGCGGTCGCATTTAAACCAAGGTCTAAACCGTATTTGGCGGCGGAAAATGGGTCATCAGCCGTTCCGACTTCATAAACGGGAGCATGATTAATAACTCTTTGACTTAAATATTGTTCTCTTTCTTTGTTGTTTTCATTTGTGATAAACTGGGATTGATAAGCGTGGAAAGTTCCATAATCTTCAACCGAACAAATGGTCTTATTTCCAACTAAAAGTTCAGCTGATTTAATTAATTGAGAAACACCAATATTTAATGGATAAAAAGCGGAGGCGTTTGTCTTGGGAACAACAGATAAAGTTATTTTACTTTTTGAATGTAAGAATCCAGCGACTCTTGACAAAGTGAATCTGACACGACGCTGGGTTATGGTCGCTGGGTCAATTATATCAGTTGTGAGAGTCTGTCCAAATTCAGAGGGAATCGCACCAATTTTAACAAGGTCGAAAATTGCATCAGAAGAAATATTACTCATTTTATATTTATAATATATAAAATAAAAATTAAAAATAAAAATATAAAAAATTAAAATTAATAGAAAAAATTATTTACATAATAACTTGAACACCCGAAGTTGATGACCAAGCGACAGCGACCTTTGACTTAATGAAAAGATAAGCGGAGACAGCGTTTCCATCATCAAGTTCATTTGTCATCTGAATGGAAAACTGGGCTTGACTGAAATCAACACCTTCCGAGTCCAACATGTCATAAAGAACACCGACACCATAAACCGCACCAGTATCGGGAATAAATCTATAACCATTAGTGGCGTTTGCAGAAACAACGAAATTTCTGTTTGTATTTTCTGGACTGGCGGAGGTTCTGTGATGGTCTTTTTCTGGAATAATAGATGATAAGAATCCCTTAATAACTTGTGAATCAACAACGGGAGTTTCATTATTAGATGAGCGAACAGAAGAAACTTCAAAATTTTCTGGGAATCTTTCACCATTTCGGAGGAAAGAAATTGTTTGAAGATTGGCGAGAGCTCCACCAGCGGTCGCGTCAGCTGAATCAATCTTCTTTGAAGGCATGTAAGTCAAATAACCGTCTTGGGCTAAATTATTGACAAATGAAGATGGAACAAAATTGACAAACGCTCCAAGAACCTTTGATAAACCTAAATTATAATTAATAATGGAATTTGTTGATTCTAATGTGTTGAAATAAGAAGTAATCGAATTGAAGGCAAAAACACCAGTATCGGGAGAAGAATCACCTTCCATAACTTCACATGTTAAATCAATATTAGATAATTCATAAAAAGCGTTCTGAATATCAGTTAAGGTCGCATCAGAAGAATAGAAGAATTGAGTGTCGGGAGCGAGATGAATTTCAATTTCAAGAGGTAATTTTGAAAGTGGAAGTTTCTGACCACCAAGAGTTAAACCAGCTGGGAGTGGAATAGAAAATTCTGAATGACCCGTGTTTCTAATTACACAATCACGGAAGGTTCTATAATTGGGCATGATAAGAGCGTTTTCAGATAAATGACCAGCTACATCTTGCATCCCAGCCATAACGGGCATATAAGAAGACATGAATCTTCCATAATGTCTTATGTGTTCAATAACTTGTTTTGTTTCAGCATGGCGGAAAACTATCTGTTCAATCGCCGAGTAAATTCCAAGCTTGTGAGAAGCACGGAGTCTTCCAGCTTGGGCGGCGGTGGCGGTTGGATGAAGAGTTCCCGCCGCGTCTCTCCAAATATTCAAATGACCATTAAGACGGATAGAACTTAAATCAAGAACAGCGTCTTGGCGACCAATTGTTATTGAAAGAATTGGGTTTCCCCTCGCAAAACTAACTTTTCCAGAAGCGGGAACATTATTCGGATTTAAAGTCAAATATTTACTCATTTTATATTATACAAATATAAAATAATTTAAATAAAAAATTTTTAAAAAATTAATAGAAAAAATTAAAATTCATTTACATTTGAACCACAACTGAATCTCCCTTGATACTGATTCTTCGGATGTGATACATGAAAGCCATGAACAGTTTATTGTGTCTGGGTGGTTCATCAACACCAGCGGCGGTTGATTCATTATATAGAAGTTGGAGTTGAAGCGTCTTGTTATTTATGTTGGCGACACCATTATTCAGAGCGAAAGCCCGACCAATCACGAAATTTCTATTGTAATCACAGAAAGAACGGGGAATTATTGAAGCTTGATTGAGAGCTTGTTCAGTCTGCATTAGAGGTTGAGCTGAAATAGATTTTCCACCATTTATTTTTCCAACTTCAACCGGTCTTGATGGAACAAGTTTATCATCCACAACAAACTGATAAGAAGTTAATTTATCAATAATTCCAACTTGACCAGAACGGCAAGAATGGAGAAGAGTGTCTGTGGAAAGTGATTCTTCATTATAGGTCGCACCAAGCCCACCAATTAATTGAGCGGAGTTATAAACATTCGCATCTGTGGGAACAACTATGGCGGATTTTACTCTTGTTAAACCAGCTTCCAAATTAAGAGTGGCGTTTCTATTGGAAGACAATAGAGAAGATTTAATATTGGTGGCGGTCAGAATATCAAGTTCAATTGAACCACCGTCTTTCATCTTGGACAACATTCCCGCTTCATATCTCGGGTCAAGTTCTACTTGTTGAAGAACAAGTTCAAGATTGGAACATGTTAATTTACATGGATAAGCTGTGGTTGGAGCGATAATTTGTGTGGATTTATCATCAAACTGAACTCTCTTTGTATCCATGGCGGCGGAATAAACAATAAAATTATTTGAAGTTATATCTGTTCCATCACCAGTATCAGAAGAATTTCTAACATTTTCAGCGAAGGTCAATTTAACATATCCACCATCAACACTAATATTTGAAATAACTGGATAATATGGAGTTCCATCCGATTTTGTTAGATTAGCTTGTCCATCTGGATTCCCTACTTGACAAATCCCAACGGCTTCACCACGAACAAATGGACAATTTTCAACAGATACAACATTATTTTGTTTTCCAAGATAAATTTCAGTTCTATCGGTCGCACCAACCCCGAAAGCTGAACCACCCGCATTTATTCCATGGAAGAAAGCGTTCTGTTTCATTCGGCGATGGCGATTAACAGAATCTAATTGTTTTAGACATCTCGCTGGGTCTTCAATATCCACCTCCACATATAAACCTTGTGTCATCATAACGGGAAAAATTTTATCAGAATCAGAAAAAATTCCACTATGAATTGGAAGAGATAGTTTGGCGGTTAAGAAATCATCATCTCCAAAATCAGCTGTTCCAGCGGTTAGTTTAGGTTTAAAATATGGGTTAGTTGATAAATCAATAAGATTTGATTCACTTGTTCCCTCTGTTCCGCGATTCTTAATAGTTGGAACAAGACAACCTTCTTTCATGGCTCTCATCTTTCTTAAACTTTCATCTTGATTATAAGAATATTGAACTTGAACTTTGCAATTGTAATCAGAAATTTCTTCTAATAGAACAGCCCGAGTTCCAGAATAAACTCTTATATTTTTCACTAAACTCTGACCTCCGATAAAAGGGTCTAATGAAAGGCGGGTGGGATTCTGTCCATTTAGAGAAATCTTAACATCCATTTGGAGATAAGAATTTTTTCCATCCATGAATTTTACAGAAGGGGGAATTTCAAAATCAACCCTTCTTCCACCACTTCCAGCGGTCATTTCATAAGATTGACCATTTGTCGAAGGGATAGAAACTTTTGTCTGTGAAACCTTAATTTTCTCATCATTTCTCCAATAAGAACTCATTTTATATTTATATAATATAAAATAAAATATGAAAATAAAATTAAAAAAAAATATCTTAAAAAATTTAAAAAAAACAAAAAAAATTAATTTGTTCTCGCTGTCGCGGTTTCAACACTTTGAGCGGATACAGCGGATTGTTTTTGTTGTTCAACATCTTGTTCTTGTGTTTTTTCTGTTTCATCCCCAGCTTTTACATCACCAAAAGTTTCAAGAGCGGTTGAACCAAGAGACAATCCAGCTCCAAGAGCTTCTAATCCAATTCCAAAACCAGTCCATCCAGTTGCAAGTCCAAGAACTTCTAATCCACCACCAACAATATTCCCAACATTTCCAACTTGTTGTTCCCAGTTAGAACCCAAATTCCCCCTCTTAACATCTTTATAAATATCTAATCCAGAACCAAGTCCCGCCGCCGCACCTCTCGCAAATGTTCCAAGAGCTTCTTTCGCACCGGTTTTAACAATATCAGCGGAGGTTGAAATTCCCTTTCCAACATCTTCTCCCGCTGTCTCCGCCGCCGCCCTTTCAGCTTCCGCCCCAGTCGCACCAGTTTCATCAGCTACATCCGCCGTTGTTTGTTCAATAGATTCATCCGCTATTGATTGACCAACAGTTTCTTCGGTTGGAACACCAACACCAATTAAACCACTTTCTTCAAGTGTCCCTTCCGCACCAGCTCCCGAGGCAAATCTCGCAACATCAAGCTCATCTTCACCGGCTCCAAGAGCTTGTCCCGCCCTTCTAACATCTTCCGCTGTTCTTATATCTCTTACACCTTCAACACCTTCAATTCCACCTCTCGCAAATCTTTCGGGACCGCTGACTGGAAGAAATTTTCCCGCCGCTTGATAGCCTCTTTTTCCAAGATTTTCAACAGCTTTCTGAACTTCTGGATTTGAAACAAATGAAGTTAAGGCTTGTCCCCCTTGATACATGTTAATCGCTTGTTGTTCCAATTGAGTCTGGTCATTTTCATCTTTAACATTATCTAATTTCTCCGCCAAGTCAGAGTTAATACTTTCAACACCGAGATTCGCGTTTCTTACTTGGGCTGATAGTGAGTTCGCTTGTCCAATACTCGCTCCCGTTCCGTATAAATCCATTTTATATTTATATAATATAATTTAATTTTTTATTTATTTATAATTTTTTTTTATTCTTCTGATTCTTGATTTGTTAATTCTTTTTCAAAATTATGAAACATTCTTGGAGGGTTGGTTAATTTCATGTAAGCGAAATCATATTTTTTCGGAGTCGCTTCTTTATATAATTTTAACCAATTTTTTTTCCCTTTGAATTGGTCTCCAAATTCATCCGCCACAGCTTCAAGGTCTTTCATGTTAGGGAATGGACTTCCAACAATTAAATCTGTTATATTCACGCGAAGAATCGGGTCAAGAGCCCCTTTGAATTTCTGACTGGAAATCATTAACAGTTTGATGTTGTAGTGTCTTGACCTTGTCGCCAACATAGATAGTTCTTTATCCATGAGTCCAACCGAATCATCTATAAAAATTGCAATCTCGGGAGCGTCTTCTCCAAGAGATAATTGTGTATCTAAAATCCCTTTAATAATATCTGGATGATAATTATCAAAAGTAGTAAATTTTTTTTTCATGAAGCGGGATGTTTTATCTACATTAATGGTTGGTGAAATTATATAAACTTCATCGAAAGCTGTTCCATTTGGAGATTTCGGGTCTCCGAAGAACTGTTCAGAAAGAAAAATATTGGTCGCAATCGTAGATTTTCCGGTATTTCTTGGACTTAATAAAACCACAACTGAACCTTTCCCTTTGACTCCCAAACCTATGTCTGGGAGATTTTCATGAAATTTTTTTCCAGAGCCTTCATTAACATCTTTAACGGGAAGAATTTTAGGTGTTTCCATTATTATTATATATATTATATTTATTTTATTAATCCAAAAATAAACTAAAAATTAAATCTTCTGGAATTCTGTATCTATCCAATTGATTCGTTCCATTATTGAAACTCACTTTCTTTTTTTTTTCTCCAACTGAATGAACATCATTAGCCACATTTTTTTTATGTTTTCTTAATTTATCTCTTTTTTCTTTTGTATTACATACAACTTTTTTTCCATCAATTATTTCATAACCATTCGCTAAAACTTTTTTATGTTGTTTTGAATCAATCATATTTCCACAAGAGCCACTTCCATCACATAATAAATTTTTCCAATCTTTTTTATTTGTCCAAATTCTTGTTCTTTTTTTATAACCCCAATCGGAATACATACAATAATCAACATCATAATAATTTAAACCTTTAACAACCTCGCGATTTTTCAATTGTCCCGTTTGTGGATTTTCCATGAACCAATAATGTGGATTGAAAAAATTAATAATTTCTAATGTTTTCAAAATTAATTTATCTGATTCTTTTCTTTTTTCTTCAAGTGTTTCTTTTGTTAAAATTTCTCCCGTTTTATTATTTTTTCTCCCTATCCAACAATTTTTAAGATTTGAATATTCTGTGCATGGTGGAGAAGCCCAAATAATATCAAAATAATCTTTGGGATATTGTTTATAATCAAAATCCATTATATCAATCTGATGGTCGGCTGGAAGTAATAAATCAACTGAAACAGTTTCCCAACCTAATGATTCACAACATTTTCCAACAGAACCAGTTCCAGAAAATAATTCAAGTATTTTTAACATTTTATAATATATGAAATATTTTAATTTTAGGGATTATCCCCAAATGATAGTTCTGGTTCTGGTTCTGATTCGGTTTGAACAATAACTTGTTTTTTTTCTTTTGGTTTTTCTTCATGTTCTTCATGTTCTTCATGTTGTTGAAATGGTTTTATTTCTTTCAAACCATTACAAATCAAAGGTTTTCTCACATTTGGATAATCATCTTTAAACTTCTTATTAAATAATTGAATAATATCAAGGTCTATATTTGGAGATGATTCCAATAAATTGTCATATTCAGACCGACAGACTTTTAAGAAATCCCGACACGGTTTTCTTTTTTTATCATGAAGAGATAATTCAATTTCTATTGAGCGACCTAATTTTGACCAAGCCAAAGCTGAAATTCTATGACCTTCATAAATTTCTGAATATCTTAAAAATGATAATAATGTTCCAAGTATTCCACAGAAGATATTTAATGAACCAACACCAGCGGAAAAACCTTGTTTGAAATCTTGGGGAACATAACTATCAGTCGCGAAGTTTGCAGTTCCCGTTAATGTTGATAAAACAATTATAGGGATTTGAAGATGATGATATTTTTTTTTATATTTTCTCTGACTAAAATTATGAAGATAAGCGAAACACATGGAAATTTCACCCCATTCTGAAAGAAGGTCTTCTATCTCGGGAGACCAGTCTTCAATATTATCTGGAAATGGTCTCGGAGTTTTCAATTCATTCATTTTATAATAATATATAAATTTTATTTTTTGAATTTTGAAAAAATATATTTATTTAAAATATAGATGGCGGATGAGAATCCATTTCAAGTCAAACCGATAGTTGATGTCAAAAATACTTTGCACACTATAAACTCATTAATCGCTGAAATGAAAGTTGATGTCATTTGTATCAAATCAGAAATAAAACAAATAAAAGAAATTATTGAAGAAAAAGAAAAAGAATATAAACAAAAAGAAAATATCAAAAGTGGTTGGTTCTTATATTAAAATTTTTTTATTGTTATTTATTATAAATGACTGATTTTCCGAATATTTCTGTTCTATGTCCAACATATAACAGACCTCACTTTCTCCCTTTACTTATTAGAAACATGAAAACCCAAGATTATCCACATAAAAAACTTGAACTTGTTATCGATGATGATGGAGATATTCCATTTATTCATTCGGATTCTTGGGATGAAGTTGTTCAAGCTTTAAAACCTATTAAATTGAAATTATTAAGATATAAAAGAAGAAGAACTATTGGAGAAAAAAGAAATAACTTGGTTAAAAATTCTTCAAATAAAATTGTTGCATTTATGGATGATGATGACATTTACATGAAAACATATTTAACACATTCTTTTGAAACTCTTATGAAAAAAAATATGGGATGTGTTGGTTGCAATAAAATGATATTTTTATATTCTCCATATACTAATGATGATTTTTATTTTTTAACTTGTGGGAATAATAAGATTCAGATTCATGAATGTAATATGATGATGACAAAAAAATGGTTCAATTCAACAAATAAATTCGCGAAAGCCAGTAGAGCGGAGGGTGGTCATTTATTTTCTAATTGTAATTTGAAGAAGGTTGAATTAACAGAACCTCATTTAACTATGATTCAATTATGTCATAATGATAATACAATAAATAAAGAACAGTTCAAAGAGAATAAATTAGAAGAATTTAAAATAAATGAAGAATTCTCTGAATTTATCAGAAATATAATGAATCTCAAAAAAGTGTCTGGGATAAAACCTCAAAAAAATTTAATATAAAAGGTATGTTGTTTATATCGTTCCAAAATTGAATTCTATCCCAGACACTTTTAGAATTTTGAAATAAATAACAAATATTTTAAGAAATTTATTTCCAAAATGAAATATAAAAAATAATAAAAAAAAATAATAATTATCAGAAAAATATTTTATATATTTATAATAAATATAATGAGTTTTATTCCAGAAGTTAAAGTTGATTTTATCCCAAGTGAAGATGAAG